TATCAGTTCATCAGTAAGATGTTCCCTGATATGATTGAATTCGATATATCGTTGATGAAGATTGTGACTATCGATATTGAGACGACAACTGAATACGGTTTCCCTGATCCTAGGACTGCTCAAGAGCAAGTCACCCTTATATCTGTACAGGACTTTAATACCAAAGTAATTACTACGTTTGGCTGTGGTCCTTATCTAAGCAAGAAACCTAATTCTGTATACGTTCAGTGTAAAGATGAGTTCGATCTTCTACGTCAGTTTATTAATCACCATAAGTCCGATTACCCTGATGTGACGACAGGTTGGAATAGTCAGCTATTCGATATAGCATACCTTTCTTCTCGCATTACAAAAGTACTTGGTGAGAAAGCCTTGGATGAATGTTCACCATGGGGTATTATCAGGCAATACGAAGTACCTACTGCCCGGGGTCGTACTCAATTGGCATATGAATGGTGCGGTATATCTATTCTTGACTTTATGGATCTGTATAAGAAGTTCTCTTATAAGATGGTTGAGAATTATAAACTAGATACCGTTGCTATGGAAGAGCTCGGTGAGAATAAGTTAAAGAACCCTCATGCAACCTTTAAAGAGTTCTATACTAAGGACTGGGAACTGTTTGTAGACTATAATATTCGCGACGTTGAGTTGGTGGATAGGCTAGAGGATAAGATGAGGATCATTAACTTGATTCTTACAATGGCTTACGATGCTAAGTGTAACTATACTGATATCTTTTCATCTGTACGAACCTGGGACTGTATCTTATACAATAAGTTGTTAAAAGATAATATTATTGTACATAACCCCCCTGGGGTTGATCCAGATAAGGATCGTACTATTATGGGTGCGTATGTTAAGGAACCTAAACCTTCTCGCTACGACTGGGTTGTATCTTTCGATGCTACCTCCCTGTACCCTTCTATTATTATGACCTGGAATATGTCTCCTGAGACGTTAGTAGATGGTCAAAAGTTCTTAGCAGATGACGAAAGATCGATTCAGCGGTTAATAGATCATGAGGTAAATACGTCAGAGTTGCAGAAGAATAACTGGTCTATGACTGCGAATGGTCAGAGTTTTACTCGAACTAAAAAAGGTATATTCCCTGAACTTATTGAGTTTTACTTTACCTCCAGGCAGGTGGCGAAGAAAGAGATGTTAGCTGCTCAAACTATGTACGAGGAAACTAAAGATAAAAAGTATCTTGGTTTGATCTCTAGTCTCAACTCTAAGCAGATGGCTGCTAAGATCTTGATGAACTCACTTTACGGTGCAATGGGTAATATTCACTTCAGGTACTACGATATTCGTATTGCCGAAGGTATTACTATGACCGGTCAGTTTTTAATTAGATCGGTTGCTAAAAAACTAAACGAATTTGTAAATAAGGAAGTAGGTACTAAGGATGTTGATTATTCTTTTTACGCTGATACCGATTCTACCTATATTACTCTTGGTGCTCTTGTTGAGAAGAATCTTGCAGGTAAAGAAAAGTCAGCAATCGTTGATGTACTCGACAAGTATTGCGCAACTCAAATTGAACCGACGATCAATGATGCTTGTGAGTCTATTTCGGATTACCTGAACACTTACCAGCGTAAGATTAAGTTCAAGCGTGAGATTATTGCCGATAGAGGTATCTGGATTGCTAAGAAACGCTATGCAGTTAACGTTTATAACTCCGAGGGTGTTGCATACGATCCACCTAAACTAAAAGTACTAGGTATGGAGATTGTTAGGTCATCTACTCCTGCCCCGGTACGAAAAGCATTAAAAGAGGCGGTAGCTATTGCACTTACCAAGGATGAGACTACTTTGAGAAAGTATGTAGTAGACCTAGAAGCTAGGTGGCACAGCCTTGAGCCGGAAGATATTGCTTTTCCTCGTGGTGTTAATGGTATCAAAGAGTATGCAGACTCAAATGGTATTTTTAGAAAGGGTACCCCTATTCACGTCAGGGGCGCTCTCATATATAATCATCTAATCACCAGTAAGGGTTTGGAAAAGAAGTATCAGTTGATTCAAGAAGGTGATAAAATTAAGTTCTTGTACCTTCGAGAACCAAACCCTTTAGGTACCCACGTCATTACATTTGCAGGTGAAGTGCCACCGGAATTTAAAATTCGTGAATATATTGATTATGATAAAATGTTCGAGAAGTCTTTTCTTGAACCCCTTAACTCTTTACTAAGCTGTATTGGATGGCAAGTTAAAGAAACTGCATCTTTAGAAGGATTATTCGGATGAAACGTTTTATAGCTATTTTAAGTTTATTTGTACTATTTGTATCTCAGGCAATTGCCTGGGAACAAAGGCCACCCTTACCGTTACAAAGCTGTCAGGTACATAATCCATACGGGTTTGCGCAAACTGTTCGACCTGCATTACCTATTTGCCGAGAAGCATACTTTGTTGCTTATGATGCCCCTGTTAAGATTCCTGTATACGTTTCATACACGTTATATCCGCAGAACGCTTTAGGTTGTTTTCCACGCACTAACGCTTTTGTACCCGATCAGTCTTTGAATGGTACTGGTGCACGACCTGATGATTATGCAGGTACAGGTTACGACAAAGGGCATGCTGTACCTGATGGTGATTTGAGTTGGAGTCAGATTGTTGAATATGAATCATTCTTAATGACTAATATGTACCCTCAGCATGGTTCATTGAATCGTGGTATTTGGAAATTACTTGAAACATCTGTTCGCGGGTGGGCAGTTCAACTTAATCAACCACTTACTGTCTACGTAGGTGCATTTTACGGGCAGAATGATCCGTTTATTGGTAACGGTGTTATTGTACCGAATGGCTACTATAAAATTGTAATTAACAATACTACTAAAGAAATTGCTGGCTGGGCTTTCCCGCATACCAAACCGTATGTTAACTTAGGTAACGATTTAACTAAGTATCGTATGATGATTTCCGGTATCGAGAGTAAAGCAGGAGTTAAGTTTGCATTCCCGGCTGGTGCGAAAGAAGTTACCCCAAGTATGGAGTGGCCGGTTGATTACGGTGCACTCACAAAAGCGAAACGAGCCAAGTGCGGTGCTAACGCTGAGTAAGTAGCATTTACTGCTAGGGTATATTATAATATGTGATCTATAAGGAACTATACAATGTCTATACTTGATAAAATTAAGAAGAACTCTACGATCAAAGATACGGCTATCTTAGCCGATTCTAAGTTCTTTCAGAAGAAAGATATGATCCCTACCTCTATACCTGCAATTAATATTGCATTGTCTGGTAAGCTAGAGGGGGGTCTAACACCTGGTCTAACTATGTGGGCTGGTCCTTCGAAGCACTTTAAGACTGCTTTTTCTTTGCTAATGGCTAAGTCGTATCTAGATAAGTACCCCGATGCTTGTTTGCTCTTTTATGACTCTGAATTCGGTACCCCTCAGTCTTATTTTGACTCTTTCGGTATTGATTCTAAACGCGTTATTCATACTCCTCTAACTAATATTGAGCAGCTTAAGTTTGATATAATGACCCAGCTTGAAGGGGTTGAGCGTAATGATCATCTCATTATTATTATTGACTCTATTGGTAATCTTGCTTCTAAGAAGGAAGTAGAAGATGCTTTAGAAGGTAAGTCGGTAGCTGATATGTCTCGCGCGAAGCAGATTAAGTCTTTATTCCGAATGGTAACTCCTCACCTATCTTTAAAAGATATTCCTATGGTTGTAGTTAATCATACCTATAAGACTATGGAGTTATATTCTAAAGATGTAGTAGGTGGTGGTACCGGTTCTTATTACGCTGCCGATAATATCTTTATCCTCGGTCGTCAGCAAGAAAAAGAAGGTACAGAGGTTGTAGGTTATAACTTTATTATTAACGTAGAGAAATCGCGATACGTTAGAGAGAAATCTAAGATACCTGTTACCGTTCGTCACGATGGTGGTATCAGTCGCTGGTCTGGTTTACTAGATATGGCTATTGAATCCGGTCATGTGGTTAAGCCAAGTAATGGTTGGTATTCACGGGTTGATAAAGAGAGTGGTGAGATCGAAGAAAAGAAGTTCCGTATCAAAGATACGGATACTAAAGAGTTCTGGATACCGATTCTTACGACTAAGTCATTTCACGACTGGGTAAAGGAAACGTATCAAGTCGCTAATGGTGCAATCTTAACTGATCTGGAAATAGACGAGGAGTATGCAGATGCTGCGCAATGATTTATTTAAACCCTGGTTCGTTGGTGAAAAGGATTGGGGCTTTGAAATTATCGACGGTGAATACAAGGGCGTAACTGTTCAGATAGAAAAGTTAGATTGGCCCGATGAAGGTAAGAATGAACTTGCTCTTGACTACCACGTGGTACATAAACCCGAAATTATTACGGATGAAGATGTTAAGGGTGATAAATTTAAAGTTGTCATAGAAGTT